CGTTCAAGCCCGGTGGCCAAGGTGGTAATGTTGGTAGTTCAGCAACTATATAAATAAATGGCTCTTTTAGATAAACAACTTGAAGCTGGTATTCACGGCGATTTTGAAAAAGGTTGGTTGATTGCTCAACAACTGGAAAAGGAAACCCCCAATTGTCAACGTGCAGCATTTAATCGTGGTTGGTATTACCTAAGACAAGGAAAACTTTTAGAAGGTCACAAACTTTTAGACCAAGGACGTTTTGAGGATGTATTTGGTAACAGGCATATAGGTACTTCCAAACCTATCTGGAACGGAGAAGAAGGTACTGTCCTGCTTAACTTGGAAGGTGGGCTTGGCGACCAGATTAAGAGTTATCGTTTTGCTTTTGATTTACAGGAACGTGGTAATAGAGTGGTGATTTCCTGTTCTTCTGAATTAGCTCCCCTGTTTGCAGAAAAGTTTGCAGTAGTGGAACACGATGCAGCATGTGGAACGTACCATGATTACTGGCTTCCTTCGATGTCGGCAGTGGTTCCTCTTGGGTACGAGTATGAAGATTTAAAAGGAACTCCGTATATCGAGCGCACTGCTGACCCAATACCGGGACGTATAGGGGTTAGGTGGAGCGGGAACCCGGAGTTTGAACATGAACAGCACAGGTTCTTCCCCGCTGATTTAATGTTTGATGCGGTAAAAGGATACGATTGTATTTCGTTGCAGAGAGACAAAGATGCAGAATTGAAACCAGAGTGGATGAAGCAAGCTCCGTTGGACGATTGGCAAACTACCAGAAAGTCAATCAGTCAATGTGAGTTAGTAATAAGTTCCTGTACCAGTGTTGCTCACTTAGCGGCAGCGATGGGAGTGAAAACGTGGATTGTGGTTCCTGTTTTGTCATATTACCTGTGGGCGCTACCGGGAGATGTGACACCCTATTACAATAGCGCCACACTCTTCCGCCAACAGAAGTACGGAAGTTGGGAAGGGCCATTTATGAAGATTAAGGAGCAACTGCAATGTATGCACACGTTAAAGACGATGGCAGCGTAGATTATCTGGGTGGCTTACCTAAAAAGTGGGGTAATGTATCTGGTTTACATTTATCAAAAGGTGATGACGAATATCTCAAGACTGTTGGGTGGCTTCCAATAGCAGAAACATTTGCTACTCCAACCTACAACCAGACATTTGACCCAGATGTAATTACTGTTGAAGAAAACAGAGTTACTTTGGTACATCGTGTAAGAGAAATGACCCCAGAGGAAAAAACCGCACGGGATGAGAGTCATCTAAGACATTTACGAGAGAGAAGAGATGAAAAACTTGCGGCTTCCGATTGGACGCAAGCATTAGATCATTCTTCTCCTTTAGCTAATGATAAGAAAGAGGAATGGGAGACTTACAGACAAGTTTTAAGAGATTTACCAGCAACAACAGATATGCTGACATGGCCTGATTCGTTTACTTGGCCCACGGAACCGGAGTAATAGAGTATGACTGATGGAAATTATTGTCGTTGAATGGACCGACGCGGCGGGCTCCGACGGGGCCTGGTCGGAAAATGCGGACGACCTGGAACCGGCCAAGATCACCAGTGTTGGGTTTTTGGTGAAAGAAACGAAGAGAGCAATCACCCTGGGCCAAAGCCGGGATGATAACCGACCGCCGAAATTTGATAATCTGCTCGCAATCCCGCGGCACGCAGTAACACGGAGGGCGCCACTTGTAGAGGTTTGATATGGTCAAGAAATTTGTACTCGCATCGGTCGCTCTAGCGGCCTTTTTTTTTGCCGTCCCTCTAGCACAGGCGGCGGTTTCTCAATCGGATGAGCATGAGCAACGCCAGTCCGCCTCACCGTGCGGCCAGGATAAGCTGCTCGAAGGCATAACCCAATTCTTCGAGTATCGGTGGCAGGCGAAGTTTGTTGACCTTGGCCCTGGCCCGACGCAGCGATTTCTGGAACACAACAGCCTGACGGATGCTGAGATTGCAGTGGTGCGCGTGTTCCATAGCCGACACCAGCCCACGGTGGCAGTGGTGACCGCCAGGCGCTTTACGAATTACCTGGACGGCAACCCCATCGTAGACGTCCTGTGCATTGTGCCTGCCCTCGGCGGTGGTCTGACGTGGCAGTACGGCCCACGCGAACTAGAGGCGATTATCGCTGTGCCTGGACATGACACATAATGGAAGGCTTCAGCTGGCTCACACAATACTGGCACCAAATTCTGGCGCTGGGCATCCTGGTTGTTTGGGCTACCCGCACTAAAGAAAAGCTGTCCGAAGTCATCAAGGATCTGGACAGCGTCACGCGGCACCTTGAGAAAGTCAGCGACAACGCGGAAACCACGGCCAAGGATCACATTCGGCTGCAGGCGAATTACGATGCCAACCTTACTGTGATGCAGAAAAATATTACCTCACTCTGGCAAATCATTAACTCCATGCGTGACAGGGAACTGGACAAAAGATGACCACAAGAAAAACGCCCACGCAGATTGCGCTGGCAGCGCTGGACCGGATCGACCGACATGAAAAGGAATGCGGTGAACGATGGAGAGAGGCGCATACAGAACTTCGCGCTCTGAGGGAGCGTTGGGAGAAATTGGCCTGGCTCATCATTGGCACCCTCGTAGTCGGGATACTTACCGTTGTTTTTGATTCACTTTTTTAAAAGGAAATAAAATGGAAAATTTAATTAGTTGGTTTGGCGATCTTCCTGCGTGGCTGACCGCACTTACAACGGTTGTGACTGCCGCGACTGCGGTCACTGCCTTAACCCCGACCAAGGCCGATGACGCTATTGTGTCCAAAATATTATGGGCGCTCAACCTCGTCGCAGGCAACTTTGGCCGCAACAAAAACGCCGACGGATGACATGGGTAAGCCTACTACGTGGACTGGTTGGTCTTGCAAAGGCACTGACGGGGCTCTTTCGTGACCGGCAACTCATCAAGTCTGGCGAGGCCAACCAGGAAGCAAAGGCGTCCGGCAAGGTGCTCGACATGGCGCGGCGTGCAAACGCTGCTCGTCGGGCTCTTGCTCACGATGACGACAGCGTGCGCCATGATCGAGCGAACCGAGACAACCACGGATAGCGCGTGCGCGATCTTTGGTCCGATATTCTTTTCGCAGACATTTGATTCCGAGCCGACAATAAAAATGATAAGAGAGCATAACATCAGCTGGTATGAAGTCTGTAAGCCCCGTGATCGTGCTACCGATTAACAAAATACTCACCTCCCTCAAACGCGAGGAGGGGTTTCGATCGCATGTTTACAAGGATCACCTTGGCCACGACACGATCGGATTCGGAAAACTGGTTTCAGAGGGCCACGGCATTACCGAAGCCGAGGCTGAAATGCTCCTGCGCAATGACGTTGCGCGCACAATCAGAGAAGTGCGTCGCAACTTCGGCTGGTTCCGCGACGCCCCCGCCTCCATTCAGTCTGTGGTTATCGAGGTGGCTTACCAGCTGGGCCTCCCTCGCCTGCAAAAATTCCACAAAATGTTGAACGCTTTGTCCACGGGCGACTATGATCGCGCGGCGAACGAGATTATTGATTCAAGATACTACCGCCAATGCAGAGGGCGGGTGACGCGTTACGCGGAGCGCCTTCGTGGCAAGTAGACCCGTTGACGATGAAGTCCTTGCCGCCGCCCTGGCGGCAGTACGGGAACATGGCAACCGTTCGGCAGCTGCCAGAGCACTGGACATCCCCCGCTCAACCCTCGACCATCGCTGCAACTTAGCCATAAGCCGCGGCCTCGAAGCCGCGCCCGCCCAAGAGGTCGAACTCCCCACCTTCGCCGAGCCTGGCGACATCCCCGTTGAAGATATCCTGAACACGATGGAACGACGCTTCGAGCGTCGTGCCGCTGCCCATACCGAAAAGCAGTGGTACGAGGTCCAATTCAAGCGGTCTAACCTGCCGATCGCGCTCCATTTTATCGGCGATCCCCACATAGATTCGGGGGCCTGTAATATTTCTGCTTTGCGGTCCGACCTGTCCTTGATGAGAAACCCCGGTCCCGGGGGTGAGGACACTGGGCACTACGCTTGTAACCTTGGGGACACAACTGATGGAGATTGGCCAGGACGCTTGATGCGTCTGCACGCGAAGTCCGACACCAGCCTGGACACCGCCAGACGACTGGCAAGGTGGATGTTGAACGAGGCCGGTGTGAAGTACCTCGCTTGGATTATGGGGAACCACGATTTGTGGGGGGCCGATGCCGATCTGTTGAAGGCAGCCAATACGCACCGAATACCAATGGCGGACTGGTGCGCCAAATGGCAGCTGGTGTTTCCGAACGGCCAGCGGGTTCGCATCATCAGCGCCCACGACTTCCCCGGCAGATCCATCTGGAATAGTTTGCACTCCAACCAGCGTGCCGCCATTACCACCTCGAAGGCACACATCTTCGCCAGTGGACACACGCACCACTGGGCCATGCACCAGGAGGAACACGAACACAGGAATTTTGTCTATTGGCTCATCCGTGCCCGCGGCTACAAGTGGTCGGCGTTGGACGATTACGCCGAACGGCTCGGCCACCCGGGACAGCAACACGGCTCGACCATCTCGGCTATTATAGATCCGCAGGCCACCAGCGAGGTACGGCTAACCACATGTTTCGCGGACGTCGCAGAGGCGGCTGACTACCTGGCGTGGAAGCGATCGCGTTAAGTCTGCGCGTGGCACGCGCAATCCCACGCGCAAAATACGCGCAAAAAACTTGTGTAACGCTCGCGTACATGTTAGGGTGAACGGATACGAGAAGATACACAGGATTGTTGGTTACAGCCATTTTTTGTGGCATTTGCACACTGAACGGTACGCGAAGATACGGCCCAAATCAGTCTGTTAACCACCATGTCGCTGGTTCGAGTCCGGCCCGGGGAGCCACTTTCAGCCGATCAGGTCCGTCTCACGCGCAATCCACGCGCAAGCGGCAGGTGCAAAACGGTGGCTACGGCCACCATGTCAGGGTCTTGCAAATATAACTGACAGTTACTATATCTTCTCAAGGGAACACTTGTATAACGGAGAAGATCATGACATCACCCTTCAAGCGCGTAGAACCAAAATGGTGGTCCAGTCGTGGCTCGTGGCTAGTCCGACATGGTGGACATACTACTCAGTTTCCCCCCATCCCGGGCTCTCGGAAACCACCGCCGGCGGCGTTGGCCTTTTGCGACACCTACAACGCGGCCCTCGAAACCGGCGGTCTAGTCCTGGATGCAGACAGCGGGACAGTCGCCGCGGCGATCGAGATTTTCTGTGCCGACCTGGAGCACCGCCGCGACATCAAGCAATCCATCACCCCGAAATACTGCCGCGATACCCAACGCAACGCGCGGACATGGGTGCAAGAGCGTGTCGGGTTTGAAGGCAGGGGGCGGAACCGCAAACCAAAGTTCGCATCACGCGAATATCAGGGCAAGGAAGTCGGCAAGATGCTCGTCCGCGATCTCATGGTCGCCGACGTTGCAGCAATCTTTGCCACGCTTGATGGCGGGCATAAAACTCTCAAGAATAAAATCGAAGCGCTACGTTGTGCGATTGACCAGGCTGTTAACTTCAACTGGGTAACCAAGAACGTAGCCCGCGCTGTCAAGCACGAGCGTGCTGTGCATTCGACGACCGAAGCCGAGGCCGAGCGGGAGGGCGTACTGGAACGCATTCAAACGCCCGGCATCGCACGCCTGTGTGACGAGGTCGTTACGTTTGATCGGCCTGTCTACAAAGCCGACGGGACCGTCCGTTGCGTCGCGTGGTGCGACGGCCTCGCCGTCGTCTTTGCCATCCACACTAACCTGCGCTTTGGCGAGCAGGCGGCGTTGAAGTGGAAGTTCGTCGATTTTGATAACAACCTGATCTGGGTCCGCACCGCCGTGCGCGAAGGCGACGCGGGCATCCAGACCGTTGGTGTTACGAAGACCAAGCAGTCGCGTCGTTCGGTCTTTATGACCCCGACGTTGAAAAAACTGTTGATCGAATGGAAGATGCGCTCGCCTTGGTCTGGCGACGAGGACCGTGTGTTTGTCACGCGGGACGGCAACCGGCAGGCTTCAAGTGATAACTGGCGGACGCGCGTCTTGCATCGTGCCTGCGACAACATCTCAATGCCTCGGTTCACATGGCACCAGCTGCGCCACATGTTTGCGTCGATAGCGATTGCGATGCACAAGCCGTCAAGCGATATGAAGGACGACACCTGGAGCACGCTTGCCACGTTGATGGGCCATAAGACGCCGCGGGAAACCTTCAACACATACGTGCACTGGATCAACAACCTGGAGAAGACGACCCAGTGGGGCGACGACTTTGAGGCGCACCTGCGGGGGGTTGCCTGACCCATAAAACCCGTATTTTATGAGTGTACCCCGGGGGGCCTAGAGCCCCCCTTTTGTTACATCCCCATAATCCAGATCGTTGGTGTCTCCCTGCTCCTGCAGCCACATGCTCATGCAGTCGGGATCGGAGTGAAAGAACCGGCCTGTCCCATTGATGACGAAATTGCGAGCCGTCAGGCGGTTACCGCAGTACTCGCAGTCCCTGTTTGGGTCCGCCGGTTCGTTCTTCTTCCGCCTCCGCGAGCGCCGCTGCGATGGCGAAGTAGCCAATGGCGTCTTCATAGTCATCGATGTTGTAACTCCCGCAAGCGATGCGCGAAACCTTTAGTAGTGCGCTCAAGATGGCCGCCTGACTCCCTTGGAGGCGTTGCCCCAAAAAGCTGCTCTGAAGGTCCGCGGTGTTATTCAGGTTTTCGACATAATTGCCATGCTGGCACCCACGGTCGGCGATGGTCGTCCTGACCTTTTCCAAGACTTCACTTGGCGTGCGAGCCATTTTTGAGCCTTTCAATTTCGGAGGCTGGGATGTAAAGCCTTTCGCCCAGGCGTTCCGCCTGGACCTGCCCCTTATCTATCATGCGATACAAGCGCATCATGTCCGCTTTCTTTATGTGCTGTTCCCCCTTCGCTACGCGGATGCTATTCAGGAACAAGGCTTCCGCTGCTTCGCGGGTGGAGTACAAAGCGTCAGACATCGAACGGGTCCGACTTGGACTTGTCTTCGGTTTCAATCCTACGGGAAAACGACAGACTGATCGCACCATCCTTGGCGGGCCACGCCGATGCGCCCACCTCACGCGTTTTGAAGGTGATCGTTTCGGGGATCGGCCTGGGCTCACGTCCCTCTTTCTCGGCAAGGTATTTCTCTTGGCCAAGCATCGAATTGTAAATGCTTGAGTTACTGTGGGGTGGA